GCGATGGTCAAGCCGCTATCGGGCCGCGAGCGTTGGGCGTCCGAGCGCACCGAGGCAACGGCGAATTATCGTGTCGTGACCCGGTATAACGCCAGCATCACCGAGAAAGACCGCGTGTTGATCCGGGGCAGGCCATGCAACATCCGCTTCATTGCGAATGTGGACATGGACGACCGTTGGCTTGAGATCGACGTTGAAATGGGCGCGGCAACATGACCGTCACGATCCGCCTTGAGGGTTCGGAACAGCTACAGCGCGAATTGCGGCGACTGTCTGGCGATCTGCGCGATGAAGCGGGTAAGGCTGTTCTGGCAACGGCTGTTGAGATGCGTGCCGATATTGTCAAAAGCATTCAACGCGGGCCAGCGTCGGGCATTACCTACAAGAAAAGCAATCCGACGCGCACTCACACGGCATCAGCGCCGGGGCAGCCTCCGATGTCGGACACCGGACGGCTTGCCAATAGCATCACATTCGACCGCTTGGGCGATCTGACCGCGAGCGTGGGAAGCGTGCTTAACTATGCCGCATGGCTTGAATACGGAACAAGCCGCATGGCCGCGCGTCCGTTTTTCCGTCCGGCGGTGGAGCGAATGCGGCCTAAGTACATCGGCAAGCTGGAAGACCTGATCGGAAGGGCGATGAAATGAACCTTGCGGGGGTAGCACAGGCCGTCAGGGCGCGTCTGGTAGGCAATTCGACATTCACGGCGCTGGTCAATTACGTAGGCTATGACAAGCCGCAGGACACGCAGTCAGAGAGCCTGACGCCGTTCCCCTATTGCATCATTGAGGACGTGACGACGACGCGATGGGACACCAAGACAGCCGACGGTGCAGAGCAGCTTGTGCAGATCACAACATTTTGCCGACCGACCGCGACCAGATCGGCGGTTGATCTGGCGAACGCGACAGCGCAGGCGGTTTATGACCTTTTGCATGACTTCGATCTGGTGGTAAGCGGGTCAAACGTGGTCAACTGTCTGTTCGAGGAAAGCCCTGGCAACATACCGGACCCAGACGGCTTTACGCGCTACAGGCCGATGACGTTTCGCATCACTTACGACACAGGAACCTAGACTTTGCGAGTTTGCAAAGTCGTGATATAAGTTTGCAAAGCCAAGAGAGGGCAAAACAATGGCAGCAGAAAGCGGACGCGATCTACGAATTGAGTATTCGTCGGATGGCATTACCTACAACGTGGTTGCGGGCGCACGCACCGACAGCCTGACGTTCAACAACGAAGCAATCGACATCACCGACAAGGATGACGCTGGCGTTCGGACCTATCTTGATGACATCGCGGTTAAGAGCATGAGCCTGTCTTGCACTGGCGTTGCGACGGCATCGACGTTCTCCGCACTTGCGGCAGCGGCAGCATCTGGCACAGCCTTGCATGACTTCCGTGTGGCGTTTGGTTCCTTCGCAACCTACACCGGCTCGTTCTTCATTACGTCGTTCGAGGCGACGGGCGAACAGGCGGACACGATCACGTTCACGCTTTCGCTTGAATCCTCTGGCACGATTACGGCTTCCTGATGAAGTCCATCAAGCTGAAGTGGAAGGGCGAAGAGGTCACGATCAAAGAAGATCGGGCCTTTGAGGTCGCTGACGCTGTTGAGGAGGTTATCACGTTCGGCGAACTGGTGCAGATGCGGGCGGGTGGCGGAAACATTCGTTTCACCAAGATCGCCAAGGCATATGCGGCCATGCTGACCGAAGCCGGATTGCCTGTCTCAGCGCGTGAGGTTCACAGCGAGATAATGGCAATGGTGCGCAACGCTGAAAAGGCCGAAAAGCTGTCTATGGCTTTGGAAGCGATTGATTGGCTGTTGGTCATCCTTATGGATGGCGCACCGGAAGCCGAAGGCGAGGGCGATACCGAGGGAAACGGACAAGCGCCCGCTTCGTGAAGTGGGCGTTTCAGAAGTGCGTGCATGGCTGGCAAATACAGCCAAGTGAGTTTTGGAAAATGCGGCCTAAGCATTTCTGGCATTTGCTGGAAGTTGAGAAACCGCAAGAGGCCAAGACACAACGCGGGAAACTATCAAGCGCAGAGGTTGCGCGGCTGAAACGGTTGATCGAGGACTGACATGGCAATCCCCGCGCTAGAGATTGAAATCACCGCCGATCCGACGGCGGCAGATGTCGGCTTCAAAAAAATTGAACGATCACTGGATGGCCTGGAAAAGGCAACGCGGGATTACCAGACCGCGCTTGCCAATGTGAACAAAGCGCAGCAGCGCGGCATCATCACCGACAAAGCGGCTGCGGCGGCGATTAAAGAGGCAGAACGCGCTCACGAAGAAGCCGCAAAAGCGGCTGCGCGGTACTCTGGTGCGCAAGTAAAAGCGCGCCGTGGCGCTGTTGAGATGGCGGGGTCCATGAGCAGCCTAACGACCGTCACGCGCGGCGGCGCAGGCGGCATTCAAAACTTCGGTTATCAAATCCAAGACTTTGCCGTTCAGGTCGGCGCTGGCACATCCGCATCGCAGGCTTTGGGCCAGCAGCTTCCGCAGTTGCTAAGTGGCTTTGGTACGCTTGGCGTTGTTATGGGTACGGTCGCGGCCATTGGCATCCCGCTCGGATCGGCATTGCTAAATGTCGGCGGCAATGCTGCAACGCTGGAAGAGCAGCTAGACGCGCTTGCCGAGGCTATGGATGGCGTCAATTCGGCGCAAGATAGGTTCCTGACGTCGGCGCGAGACTTGCGCGAGGAATTTGGCGCACAAGCCGAGGCTGCGCGTGAGGTTTTGGCGGCTCAGCGCGAGATTGCAAATCTATTGGCTGAGCGGGCATTGTCAGCGGCAACAGCCGATCTGGCGGAACAGTTTGGCGATCTAAACGCTATGGTCTCCGACACGGGCGAGGTTTTGCGAGGCGGATACGAAGAAGTATTGCGCCGTATTCTTCGGACAACAGACGCGACAGCTAATCAAGCTATGGAATTAGCGAACGCACTAAACGGACTTTCGAAAGCTGAGGGGCCAGAGGCGCAACGAGCCGCGCTTGAGCGCGTAAAGCAAGCCCTGCTTGAAGCTACTGGCGGCGTTCAAGACATGGACGAGGAAACGCTAAAGGTTTACCAGTCCCTCTTAGACGCAGAGCTTGCAGCAGCGCGTCTGGCTCAGCTTGATATATCGTCCAACATCAGCACGGCAGCGGACGAAGCGGATCGGCTCAGGGAAAACCTATGGGCAGCGGCGGCACTTGAGCAAGCCCGCACATCGGGCCGCTACTCAGGCCGTGGCGGTGACCCGCGCCAATTCGACACTGAGGGCAGGCTTGGCGGGGGCTTTGTGCCCAACCAAGACATCATTGACCAAGCCAACGCCATACTGAACCCATCAAGGGGCCGCTCAAGCGGCGGCGGGGGCCGCGCGGCACAGCCCGACCGGATCGGCGCACTTGCTCAAAGCCTCATGACCGAAAGCGAGTTGCTGGAAAACTGGCGCAGCGAAAGCATGACCAAGCTAGAGGACTTTAACGCGCTAGAACTTGAGGCGCTTGGGGGCCATGCCGAGGCCAAGTTGCGCATTGAAGAAGAGTATATGCAGCGCCTTGCTGCAATACGTCAGGCAGAGCAAAAGACTACACTGAGCGGATACGGCCAATTATTCGGCAATCTTGAAACAGTATTCAAAGCGGGTGGCGATAAAATGGTGGGCATCACCAAGGCGTTCTCCATTGCGCAGGGTCTCATTAATTCATACCGCGCTTATACCGAAGTTTTGGCTGACCCAGCGCTAATTGGCAGGCCGTTCTTACGTCAAGCATTGGCCGCATCAACATTGGCTGCGGGCTTGGCGCAGGTTTCGTCTATTCGCTCTGTTAGCACGTCCGGTGGTGGCGGCGCGCCATCTGCATCCGCCGCATCCTCCGCAGCCGCACCCGCCATGCCAACCCAAACCGTCGCAATCAACCTGCAAGGCGACACCTTCAGCCGATCCAGTGTTGAGGGCTTGCTAGAGCAGATACAGTCACAGCTAGATCGCGGCGGAAGGCTGGTGTTCCAATGAGCGTAGTTATTGAAAGCGGATTCACTGGAAATAGCGAGCCAATCGATCAGCCGCGCATTTGCTTTGATGTGCCATCCATCACCGCTTCTGCGACCAGCACGGCAGCAGGTAGCGATGTGTCTTGGCTCACGGACGGGGAAACGTGGAGTGTTTGGGAAGGCGGCAGCACGTCGCAGACGATCACGCTATCCTTCACTGCGGGGCAGGTAAGCTATGCGGGAATTGCGGCGCACAACCTTGGCAGCACTGGCGCAACGGTTCAGCTTCGTGCTGGCGGGGCCACAATTTCTACGCACAATCCAACCGACGATAGTGCAATCCTGTTTCTGTTTTCTAACCGCGTTGCCTCCAGCGTACAATTTGTAATATCTGGCGGGTTTGCTGTGCCGCAGATCGCTGTTGCACTTGCTGGTGAGGCATTGGAGTTGCCGCGCTTGTCGGTGTTTACAGGCTTGCCGATCAGCGAAAGCAAGCAGGTCCGATACCGCCACAACCAATCAATTCGAGGGGATGTTTTGGGTCGAGCAGTTGAGGGCGCAGAATTGCGCTTTGATGTGACTGTGCAAAACCTGCCGGAAACTTTCCGAGCGGCGGCTGGAGATATTACATGGAAAGGTTTTATAGATTACGTTGACAGCTTCGGGCCTTTCTTTATTGCAGCCAAGCCAGAAAGCTATCCTGACGATGTTGCTTATGCGCGGGCAATGGAGCGTCCACGGTTCAATCGTGAGCGGGCCAATCTCAACAATTCTGGCGCGGTTACGTTTCAGTGCATGGGCTATGCTGCGCCATGACTAAGACCT